TCCCAGTGTAAATGTGAGATTCGAAGCGTCACACATACCTGCACTAACGATATACGATATAAGTTTCTTACAATTGCGGGCTTGTGGCGAATCTATATATTGGTGCCAGTTACTAAGGCATTTACGGATACTATCCAGCCAATCTGTTTCTGTTTCTCCACTCTGCTCAATCATCTCCCTGTAGGTTGCATATATGTTTTCCTCATCAGCTCTTTTCTGACTATTTCCTAATAAGCCTCGGAATGTGTCAATAACGTGGCCAAATAAAGACCTTTGAGAATGAGCCTGTAAGTACATAACAATAGCTGCTGCAACACCGTGATTGTCTCTTGCAGAAGTAATGCAAGTCTTCAAAGAAACTAAAAGCGTGATTTCACGCGCCACTAGGTCCGTATGGTTTACAACCAAAGGGACCAATCGAATAAAACGCCAGTATTGACTGATGAAAGAATAAATTCTCGGCAAAAACGCGAGTAAGGCAGTGTGTCCACAAATAGCATAACCTACGCATAGGGACAACAAATCACTTAACCACCATATACCGGCTGTAGTGCCAGATTGCATCTTCATCTTCAAGGGCTTAGCACCTTTTGAGCGCTTAGACAATTCATAAGACATTGATCGTCGACAGCCCTTTATCTGACGTTTAGCATATTTTCTCCGATGCGCCTCTTTGGCATCAAGCACAGCTTGGCGATTAGCTGCAGAAGTCTCCTCGTCGGGAAAAAACATCTTCTTTACAAAATAATCGCCGTAAAACACACTGTTTATGTGATTATAACACTTATCACAAACTGAATCATTAAGTATGTCAAATGCTCTGCGTTTGCCGCAAATTGCGCAATAGGAGATAGTAACCCACTCTGAGTGCAAGTACTCCTCATAGTGGAGATCGTTGGATGCCAGGGGTTTAGTATATCCTGCACGCCATAACGTCGCTGCATGCTGGTAAACATCCTGAACACCATATAAAACTCTCCTCATAGGTTCCGCTGTCGGGCCAAAGAACCAGGAAAGTTTTGATCTTATTTGATTGCCCTCTGGGCAACTGCGTGTCGTGTGGAGGCCGTCCATCGGAGCTCCTCCCTCGCATTTGTAGAGACCGTCCAGCGGATCTTCTCTCTCATTGTTGTGGAGACCGTCCATCGGTACTTCTCCCTCGCATTTGTGACTCTCTGAGTCGGGGGTTGGCCTTTGGCGATCCAACGTTACCCTTTTACTATTTCCGTCTCGTCTAGCCGTTGGTTGTGTATTCATTTTTAGTAAAAGAGATAAAAGGACGTGGTCGTCCCACAAGCTTCCTTCCTAAATTCTTCATTCCACGCAGCCTCCTCAAAAGCTCAACTCGTGTCTTACGATCCGAAGATCAGGGTTTTTGTAGCCCCCAAACGTTGCATTAGTATTGTTGCTTCCAAGTCAACTGAGTGTCCCTCACGCACTTCCACTCTCCGGTAGCCCACATATCTTCATCGGTGCCACCCTCAGACTGTGACTGTGACTCCCCGCCGGAATAACGGGATAAAACGAGTTGCGCTTGACCATTACGTCGTCCCATGCTAGAAGGGCACGTCTCGCACGCCTTACACCATCAAGCTTCCATACGCTTAGCGCTGAATGCCTCCTAAAGGTTCTATTCCTGTGGGCTTGTATCATCAATACATGACCCATTACCAGCTGCGCTGCTTAAGCTGCTGTAGTGTCACCCATTACTGGAATGATAAAACGTGAATCCTAATAAATAGAGCATAATTAGGACGCGCCTAAAGAATAAATTCCATCGGTACACGTCACTTCAGCAAACACATCCTCCTCTCCTAACGTTCAGAGAGTCAATGTTGCAATAATACGAGTTAAAATAAACATAAATTAAGCGCTACACATATAAAGCGCACTCAGTATTATCGGCTTTTTGTTTAGTGTGGAAAGCCTAATCCAACTTTTGCGACTGTTGTGAACACAGGAAGTCACTCCTGTCCGGCGAACCGGTACAATCATCCCGTACCTAGTATAAGTCAAGTAGTTCAAAATTTAGACAAAAAGAACATGTCTTCGCAGTACTAGAAACTGCTAGTGTGAGTTGGTTTAATTCTCACTTACCTAGACTAAAAAAGATTTCTCGATAACATGCGCAGGCGGACCTGCGCGCATTTCTCAATTTCAATTTGTTAATATAAACATTTATGGGCGGCGGACCGCCCTAAAATATCAAATCTTGCTGCAGGCTGACCTGCAAACAAGTCAGTTGGGACTGAATCCCAATTACATCAACA